CGGAATACCGGCCCCCAGACGAAGGAGTGTGAAACTATGGGCAAATCCAACAAGGTCGCGCTGGTCTGCCAGGTCTGCGGGGCCACATTTTACAAAGTACCGAGCGCGATCACGATGGAGACAAGGTGCTGCTCGAAGGAGTGCCGCGGGAAAGTGCAGGCAGAAAGACTGGAGCAGCGCCGCCGGGAACTGGAAAAGGAGCTGGAGGGCCTGCGCACCGAGAGCCCGGAAGGAGAAAAGCGCCTGCCGCACAGGCTCGTCCGAATCCGCATAACGGCCAAAGTCCCGGTATGGCCGGAATACCAGCCAAGGATCGGAGCCACATACCAAGCGGAGCGGTACCCAATGTTCAAAGCGCCGGGATATGTGATCGAGTCCGGCGGCAAACGCATCAATATCCGCGCCGATGAGTGCGTGGAAGTGTGAAAGGAGTATCAAAAATGGGGAAAATCATGGAGCTTTTTTACGGAGAGCTCGGGGCGTTTCAGGCGAAAATGGAAGACGCAAAGTGGGAGGTTGAATTTCGGGATGAAAAATACCCGCCGAGAATCACGATGGATCAGCTTGTACCGCCGCTTTTTGAGATGACACCAGACGGCCAGAAGACCGAAGACCCGGCGTGCATACAGGTGATCGGCACGCCGGACATGCGGATCATCACGACCGGAAGGCTGCTGATCAGCAAAAAAGAGCTGACCAAGTACGTAAATACTGCACAGGGCTTGCTGCAGCTTTACCTGCACGCATTTATGCAGGAGCGCAAGGAAATGGAGGCGGAACAGGGATGAGTAAGAAAGACAAGCGCCGGGAAGCACTGCGGCTTGGAAAAAAGGACATGAGCTTTGCGGAGATCATGCAGGCGATAGGGGCGTGCAGGGCGGACGACTGCGACAAGTGCCTGCTGAACGGCGGCCCTATCGCAGGATGGTTCCCAGAGGATGTGCCGGACTGCTATACCGTGCTGCTTAAAAATGCCGGGGAGAAGCTGCTGGAATACTACCAGAAGATCCGCGAAAACGACGCGGCGGAAGAAAATCAGAGAAAAACAGAAGAAAATATCAAAAAACGAGGAAGCAAGAGCGAGGGGGTCTTGGACTCGTGCCCCGTTTGCCCGGTATGCAACTATATCTTCGAAGAATTCAGCGTGAGCAACGATGCAAGACGGTACGTCTTTCCACTTGGCGCAGAAGACACCCTTGACTTTAGACTCGAAGAACCAATCATCAGCCCACAAAAATGCCCGCAATGCGGCATGAAAATCGCTGGGATTAGGTGGACGGAGCCCAAGTTTGTTGGGAACCGCAAGGAATTCTCGTTCAGCCGTCCGCCGGAAGAAGTGGAGGAAAAAAGAAAATGATTTTGCTGGAATGCGCAGTCGCACTGCGTGACGGAGATCGGAAAAAGATTCAGGAGCAGCTTGCGGCGGAGATCGGGCAGCCAGTCGTTCTTCTGCCGAGCGGCGTATCGCGGGCGAAAGAGCGGAATATCCTGTTTCTTTGTGACAGAAAGGCTTGCGAGAAATGCAGCTATCCACAGTGCAGGCATACGCCGGAGCTGGAACACGCCAGAAATTTTGCACCAGAAGGATTTACGAAGCGCACGGACGGCGTATGGGTAGAGCAGGAGGGCGCAACGATGGAAGTACGGAAAAACGCAGTCCGCATGGTCTGGCGCTGGGATGATATCTTCCGTGTCCACCGCTGCCCGGTCTGCGGCAGGCCGGAGAAGCCACATATCGAAGTCTGGAAAAATGGCGGCGTGAAGCGCGTTTTGCCGCGCCGGTGCCAATACTGCCAAGCAACACTGGAAGGGATAGAAGGAGAAGAAAATGATCATTGAGATTTTGGAGCTTGCAGCCGCGCTGGAGTGGATCGCGCTGGGCGTGCTGGTTTTTTTCAAGTTGCGCAGCCTGAAACATCAAGCGGAGGTAACGCTTGAGGCACTGGACGCAGCTGCGTGGAAAGCCATCATGCAGGAAGAAGATGTATTCCGCAAGAACACCCCGAACGAAATCAGGGCGGCATTCGGCTTTCCACCGATAACGCCAACAGAGAACGCAGAAAAGGAAATGTGCGAGAAAACTGATCGTTGAAACTGTGGCCGGAATCTCCGGCCACGCTTTGAGCGGGCAGATGGCCATGTAGGGGCGGACGACTCTGTCCGCCGGGAGAAAGAGGTGTGGATGATGGCAAAGAGGCACAAGCGCCGCCTGTTTACAGGGGCGGTATGTACGCAGATCGTTTATACCGTGTCCGACGGTGCGGACAAAAAGACCAGCAAGCCGCGAAAGCCGCGCTTCCAGACGCAGGCGGAGCGCGATGAATTCAACAGCAAGCAATCGCTGGATCGGCTCGTTGCGCTGATGAACGCCAATTTCTCGCCCACAAGCCTGTATTCCACCCTGACATTGGATACAGAAAACGAGGTACATACCGCAGAGGAAATGCGCAGAGTGCGCGACAACCTTGTGCGCCGCATGCAGTATCACTATCCGGAGGCCAAAATCGTTGCTTTCTACGGAAGAGGAAAAACAACCAATCGCTTCCATTTGCACCTGGTAACAGAGGGGATCCCGGAAGAAGCCATCGGCGGGCTTTGGGGGCTCGGCAGCGTGATCGAGGTTCGGCACCTGCGAAAGCACAACTATTATATAGATGAGCAGGGAAACAAGGTCGACCACGGCCAGGACTACACAGCACTTGCCAGTTACCTGCATGCGCACTGGAGAAAAGAATTCGGCGGCCACCGCTACAAGGCGACGCGAAATTGTATCCGCCCAGAGCCGGAACCTGCGACCGAGGCCGTGCGCGAGTACAGCCCAAAGCATCCGCCCGTTGCCCCGCGCGGTTACATCTTAGTCGAGGCCAGGACGACCAAGTACGGGTATCAATATTATAAGTATGTAGTCGATCCAAGATCAGAGCACAAGCGGAACGGGAGCCGCTTAAATTAAGCCTTGTATATGCGTAAGGTTTTAGAACGAAGCAGGAAGGAAGTGGGAAAGTGTCAAAACCAAGATACTGGTGGTACGGGAATGTCTGCCGCACCATCGGCGAATACCCGAAACTGAGCCGACAGGTTCGGGATATGAGCCGACAGAAGATCACGCCGGGCTATTCTGCACAGCCGGGTGGGAAGTCCTCTGGGCGCGCTGTCGAGGATATCGCTGTGCGCGTTTTATCTTCGCGGGAGTACGAGGACTATGCTGCCGTGCAAGCCGCGATCAACACCGCACAGACATGGCGGGACGGAGCCGACGTGCTGGAGGTCGTGCGCCTGCACGCATGGATCTGGCCGAGGGAAAGCCTGGAATCCGCCGCGCGCCGGGTGCATGTCAGCCAGTCGACAGCCAAGCGTATGTACAGCCGTTTTGTATACGAAGCGGCGCGGGAGCTTGGCTATCGCAAAAATTGAGCCAACAGAGCCAAAAAAATGTGCTACAGTGATAGCGTGAAGAATTGGAGGGAACAGGATGCAGCCATGGGCCGCACGCTTTTATGCGTCCGGGCGCTGGAAGAAATGCCGCGCCGGGTATATCAAGTTCCGCCGGACCATCGACGGCGGCCTCTGCGAAGAGTGCCGGGACAAGCCGGGCTATATCGTCCATCACAAGCGGGCGCTCACTCCGGACAACATCACCGACCCGGACATCAGCCTGTCCTACTCCAACCTCGAGTTCGTCTGCAAGGACTGTCACGATCAGTTTGACGGGCACGGCGTCGCTAAATCTCTGACGCAAAAAATTTTCTTCGACGCCGCCGGTGACCCGATCCCCCCCGTCGCGCGAGGCCGGGGCACCGGCTAGATCACCGCACGCCCCACCTCGGAAGAATACGCAGGCCGTTCGCGAGGCCCCCCTACAAAAGCGCGGCGATAAGTAATCTACGCGCACGCGCGGACAGACGGCAAAAATCACGCGAAAAGGAGGCGTTTTCTGTGGCGAATCAGCGGGAAAAAACCAAAGAACAGCGGATCCGCGCGGAGAAAGCGCGCCTGAAAAAGCTTTACCGGAATCTGCCGAAGGAAGCGGCCGGGACTGTCGCGGGACTCATCGATCAGGCAGCCTTTATGCGCATCGAGTGCGAGGATATGGCGGACGACCTGCGGGAAAACGGCTGGACGGAGAAATTCCAACAGTCGGAGCGACTGGAGCCCTATGATCGCGCCAGGCCCATCGGGCAGGCATACAACTCGACAAACGCGAACTACCAGAAGATCATCAAGCAGCTCACGGCGCTCCTGCCGAAGCCGGACACCGCGCAGAAGCAGGAGGACGACGGCTTTGCAAGCTTTGTCCGGGAGCGTGACGAGGCATGAAGCTCACGCGCTACCCGGAGACCTACAACCCCATCCTCGAGTATTGGGACGCGATCCAGTCGGGCCGCGAGACCGTCAGCCTGAAAGTGCAGAAAACCTACCGGCACGTTGTAGAGCAGCTGGGAGCGGAAAACTCCGAGTTTTACTACTCGCCGAAACGTGCCAATCACGTCATAGAATTTTTTGAAAACTACTGCCACCACTCCAAGGGCAAGGCGGGCGGACAACTCGTCAAGCTGGAATTGTGGGAAAAGGCGCTGCTGGCGACAATCTTTGGCTTTATCGACATCGAGGGAAACCGCCAGTACCGCGAAGCGATCCTCATTGTCGGAAAGAAAAACGGCAAGTCGCTGCTGGCCTCAGGCGTCGGCCTGTATTTACAGCTGGCAGACGGCGAGGCTGGCCCAGAGGTCTACGCCGTCGCGACCAAGCGCGACCAGGCGAAGATCATCTGGCAGGAAGCAAAGCGCATGGTGCAGAAATCACCGGCGCTGCGCAAACGGACGCGCTGTCTGGTCGGCGAGGTGGACAGCGATTATAACGACGGCGTATTCAAGCCGCTGTCCTCGGACAGCGACACGCTCGACGGCCTGAATATCCACGGGGCCATGATGGACGAGATTCATCAGTGGAAAAACGGCAGACCGCTGTACGACATTATTGCCGACGGCGATCAGGCCCGCGCGCAGCCGCTGCGATTTATCACCTCCACCGCGGGCACCATCCGCGAGGACATCTACGACGAAAAATACGAAGAAGCCGAGCGCATCATCAACGGCTATGAGGATCCGGACGGGTACCACGACCCGCGCCGGATCGCGTTTATTTACGAGCTCGACAAGCGCAGCGAGTGGACGGACCCGGACTGCTGGAAAAAGGCAAATCCAGGCCTCGGGACGATCAAGTCCTACACGGCCCTCAAAGAGCGGGTCGAGCGGGCGGAGAAAAACCCGGCCATCGTCCGAAACCTCGTCTGCAAGGATTTCAACATCCGAGAGACCTCCAGCGAAGCCTGGCTCAACTTCGAGCAGCTGGACAACCGCGATACCTTCCAGCTAGACAGGGAAAACCGCCGCCTGATCTGGCAGCATTACATGGCGGACGGGAATGTGCAGGAGCGCGTCCTGTCCTACCCGCGCTACGGCATCGGCGGGGCAGACCTCTCCAAGACCACTGACCTGACGGCGGCAAAGGTGCTGTTCCAAGTGCCGGAGCTGCCAGAGATCCTGTTTGTGCTGCAGATGTACTGGCTGCCGCAGGATCTTTTGGAAAAGCGCGTCACGGAGGACAAGATCCCATACGACAAGTGGCATGAGCGCGGGCTGCTCAGATTATCAGAGGGAAACAAGATCCGCTATGAGGACGTCAAGACATGGTTTATCGAGGTGCAGGAAGACCTCGATATTTTTATACCCTTTATCGGCTATGATGCGTGGTCAGCGTCTTACTGGACGGACAGCATGGCGGACTACTTTGGAGCAGAGGCCATGATCCCCGTGCATCAGGGCGTGAAAACGCTTTCCGAGCCGATGAAGCGCTGCGGGAACGATCTGGAGTCCAAGCGGATCGTCTACAACAACAACCCGATTGACAAGTGGTGCATGGCAAACACCGCCTACGACGAGGACAAAAACGGCAATATCCAGCCGCACAAGACGAGCAAGTCCACGCGCCGCATTGACGGCACGGCGGCCCTGCTCGATGCCTACACGATCTACGATCAGAAGCAGGCAGAATACACCAGTATGCTCTAGGAGTGAGACAATGGGATTTTTTAAAAACCTCCTGACGAATATCACGACGACCAAGCGCGTTTCGACCGTGCAGATGGTGCAGGAGCGCGGGAACGGCTTTTACAGCTACAACGGCAAAATGTATCAGTCCGACATCGTCCGCGCCTGCATCCGGCCGAAGATCAAGGCCATCGGCAAGCTGACGGCAAAGCACATCCGGGAAACGGTCACGGCATCGGCGCGGAAGCTCGCCGTAAATCCGGAGCCGTATATCCGGTTCCTGCTCGAGGAACCGAACCAGTACATGACAGGCCAGCTGCTGCAGGAGAAGCTGGCCGCGCAGCTGGTCCTCAACAACAACGCCTTCGCTGTGATCCTGCGGGATGAAAACGGCCTGCCGAACGCCATTTTCCCGGTCGCAGCCATGCAGGCAGACGCTATCTATGACGCGAGCGGGAATCTATACCTGAAATTTTACATGCAGAACGGCAATGTGCTGACGTTTGCCTATGACGACATCATCCACCTGCGCGGGGATTTCTACGAGAACGACATCTTCGGCGACCCCATTGCTCCGGCCATTGTGCCGCTGATGGAGATCGTCACCACGACGGATCAGGGCATTGTAAAGGCCATCCGGAATAGCGCCGTGATTCGCTGGTTGCTGATGTTCGCCGCATCTATGCGGACGGAGGATATTAAGAAGCGCGCGCAGGACTTCGCGGACAGTTTCCTGAACGTGACTAACGGAACGGGCGTTGCAGCAGTAGACGCAAAGGCGGAGGCAAAGCAGATTGACCCGAAGGATTACGTACCGAACGCCGCCCAGATGGATAAAACCACGCAGCGCATTTATGCCCTGTTTAACACCAACCCGCATATCGTCACGTCCATCGCGACGGAGGACGAACAGAGCGCGTATTTTGACGCCGAAATCGAGCCGGTGCTGAAGCAGCTCAGCGGCGAGTACACCCGAAAGCTATTCTCCCGGCGCGAGCGCGGCTGCGGGAATCGCATCGTATTCGAGGCCTCCGCGTGGGACTTCGCGTCGACATCGACAAAGCTCAATCTCTTGCAGCTGGTCGACCGAGGTGCGCTGACGCCGAACGAATGGCGGCGTGCGTTCAATCTTGCACCGGTGGACGGCGGAGACAAGCCGATCCGCAGGCTGGACACGCAGCCGGTCGACCGGAACACCACGCAGAAAGGAGATGAAACCACATGAAGATCAGCATTCGCGGGCCCATCGTATCCAGCAATCAGCACCGCTTCTATCAGTTTTACGGAATGGAGGCGACGAGCCCGAGATCCGTAGCGGACGCACTTGCCAAGGGAAACGGCGAGCAGGCAGAGGTCGAGATCAATTCCGGCGGCGGCGAGATCTTTGCCGCAAGCGAGATCTACACCGCCCTGCGCAGCTACGCCGGCGGCGTCCACATCCGCATCGTCGGCCTCGCGGCCTCGGCCGCGTCCATAATCGCTATGGCGGGCGAGTCGGAGATGACGCCGACCGGCATGATGATGATCCACAACGTCCAGACAGAAGCCAGCGGCGATTACCGCCAGATGGAGCACACCGCAGGGACGCTGCGCGACGCCAACCACGCCATTATCTCGGCCTACGTCGCCAAGACAGGCAGGCCAGAGGCGGAGATCGCCGCCATGATGGACGCCGAAACATGGATCACAGCGGAGCGGGCCGTAGAACTCGGACTCGTTGACCGCGTGATGCAGCCGGACACCGGCCAGAAGCCGCTGGCGGCAGATTTTTATTCCGGCATGCTCAGCGAAGACGCGCTCCGGCGCGCGGAAAACTTTTTAAAAGATCAGGCCGCAGAGCCTGATTTTTTTATGCCCGAACGGGCGCAGGCAGAAGCAAAACTGAAATTTTTAAAACTCAAAGGAGAATTGAAATGACGAAGGAAATTTACAACATCCAGCGCCAGAAGCTCATGGACGACGCCCAGAAGCTGCTGGACGAAGGCAAGACCGCAGAGGCGCAGGCCAAGATGAAAGAAGTCGAGGCCCTCGACGCCAAGTTTGAGGAGGAAGCCAAGATTCAGGCGAACCTCAACGCCCTCGCGGGCCAGAAGGTCGCGGCCCCGGCTGCGGCAGCGCAGTCCGTCGACCTGTCCGGCACGGCAAAGACTCCGGACGTGCTCGACCGGTACGACACCGACGAGTACAAGCGGGCCTTTATGAACTACGTCCTGACCGGCAAGAAGATCCCGGCAGAGCTGACCAACACGGACGCGAACACCAAGACCTCCGACGTCGGCGCAGCCATCCCGACCACGACGCTGCAGAAGATCTACGAGAAGATCGAAGCGACCGGCATGATCCTGCCGCGCGTGACGCACACGTCCTACAAGGGCGGCGTGACCGTCCCGACCAGCTCCGCCAAGCCGACGGCCTCCTGGGTTGCCGAGGGCGCAGGCTCCGACAAGCAGAAGAAGGCGCTCGGCTCCATCACATTTGCATACCACAAGCTGCGCTGCGCGATCTCCATGTCGCTCGAGGTGTCCATCGTGACCTACCCGATGTTCGAGTCGCAGTTCGTCGCCAACGTCGCCGAGGCTATGGTAAAGGCCGAGGAGCAGTCCATCATCAGCGGCTCCGGATCCGGCCAGCCGAAGGGCATCACCAAGGAGACTGCGCCGACCGGCCAGAACATCGACATCGCCGCCGCGACGACCGCGCTGGCGTACACCGATCTGGTCAAGGCAGAGGCCGCGCTGCCGCAGGCTTACGACGCAGACGCCGTCTGGTGCATGTCGAAGAAGACCTTCTTCGAGCAGATCGTCGGCATGGTGGACGACAAGAAGCAGCCCGTCGCCCGCGTCAACTATGGACTCAGCGGCAAGCCGGTCTACTCGCTCTTTGGCCGCGAAGTCGTCCTCGTCGGCGACTATCTGCCGTCCTTCACGGTGAGCGTGACTGCGGACACGATCTTTGCGTTCATTTTCAATTTCAAGGATTACCTCTGGAACGAAAACCTTGGAATGACGTTCCGCAAGTACACCGATAACACGACCGACGACGAGGTGACCGTCGCGCTGGCGCTTGTCGACGGCAAGTGTGTCGACACGAACAGCCTCGTCACGCTGACAAAGAAGAAGGCCTGACGGAACGCGGCCAACAGGGAGGGATGACAATTGGCTTTGATCAACGTTGCAAAAACCGCCCTGCGGCTGACCACAACCGCCCTTGACGACGAGCTCAAAGACGAGATCGACGCCTGCCTCATGCGCCTGCACCTTGCGGGCGCAGAGGGAGCGGACGAAGATCCGCTGGTCAAGGACGCCGTCCGCGCATACGTCCGCTGGCAGCATGATTTCTGCGGCCGGGGCGAGGAATGGAAGACCTGCTTTGCAGATATCCGCGACGCTATGGGGCTGTCCGACGATTACAGGGAAGTCCAAGCCAGCGGCGGAGCAGGAGGTGCTTGCTGTGATCTTTGACACGCAGATCACGCTGCGCCTGTTCTCCTACCCAATCGTAAACGGCCAGACGGCGGAAAAGCTCGAACGCGAAACCACCGTCTGGGCTGCCCGCAAGTCCGTAAACCGCGCCGAGTATTATCAGGCCGCACAAGCCGGCAAGCGCACGGACGCAATTTTCCGCATGCACAGCGCGGAATACGGCGGCGAGCAGCAGCTCGTCTGCGGCTCCGACGTCTTTGACGTCGTCCGCAGCTACGGGCAGGAAACAGAGGAAACCGAGCTGACCTGCAAACGGAGGGACGGCGCATGATGATCTATGAGGCGCTATCAAGCCTGGGCGTTCCGGTCTGCCACCCACCCTATAAGGGCGCGGAGGAAACCTACATCACCTATCAGCTGCTCGGCCAGTCCGGGCAGCTCTACGCCGAGGGCGGAGAGGCCGAGACCGGCGTGCAGTACGCCGTTTCCATCTTTGCCGAGGGCTTTGCCGCCGGGCTTTTAAAGCGCGTGAAAGCCGCGCTGGAGGCCGCTGGCTACATCGTCACCGTCGACATGGAAACCTACGACAAGGAAACAGGCCGCACGCAGATCGCGCTCATCGCCGAAACGGAGGGCGCGGAGTATGGCTAACATCTCTATCACCGGCGCAGACGAACTCATGGCCACGCTCCCAAAAGCGAATGTCTTTGATGAGGACATGCAGAAGGAGCTCCTGTACGCCGCCGGGGATATCATCGTCGAGGAGCTGCAAAATGCCGTCCGGGCGAGCGGGTTCCGCACGGAAGCTTACGCCTCCAGCGTGAAATACCGCAAAACCATCAAGCAGGACAAAAACGGAGATCCGTATATCACCATCACGGCAGTCGGCAAAAACGAGCACGGAACGCGCAAGGCGACCGTGCTTTTTGTTTTGAATTACGGCCGTGCGAAGGAGTACGGGCAGATCACAGGAACTTATTTTTGGACAAAGGGTGTCCGCAACGCGCAGAAGCGCGTAAACGCGGAGCTCGAAAAGATCCTCACACAAAAGCTGAAAGAAAGGGGCCTATTGTAAATGCCTAGTTTTGACTTACGCGGCATCCGGGCGGGAAAGTATAAAAACACGTCCGGCACCGTGACCTACACAGAGCCGACCGACGTCGGCGACGCCATGAGCGCGCAGCTGGAACTCAAGTTCGCCGAGGGCCGCCTGTACGCGGAATCCAAGCTTGCCGAATATATCAAGCTTGCCACCGGCGGCACGATCTCGCTGGCCGTCAAGTACATCAAAAGGGCCGCACAGGCCATGCTCTACGGCTGCACATCCGATACGAGCAAGGAAAATCTGAAATTCTCGGCCAAGGACATCGCAAACTATGTCGGCGTTGGCTTTTACGCGCCTGACAAGATCGACGGTGTGACCAAGTACACCTGCGTCTGGGTGCCGAAAGCGCTGTTCGGCCCGCCTTCGCTGAGCTATCAGACCAAGGGCGAGAACATCCAGTTCAACACGCCGACAACGACCGGCGAATTTCTCGCGGACGACTCCGCAGACGAGCTGCTGCTCGAAACTGAAACCGTCGACACCGCGGCGGAGGCCGTCGCCTGGATCAAGGGAAAGCTGGGTGAAACCTGATGGAGACGACCAAACTGAAAACCATTGACTATGAATTCGAGGGCCGGGTATACCGCCTCGAGTGCAACATGAACGTCATCGCCTACGTGCAGGAAGAGTACGATGGGAATCTTTTTCAGGCGCTTGACAGGGTCCGCGGGATCAAAAGCACGCTGACCTTTCTGTCCGGTATGCTGACCGACGCTGCCGACTCGCAGGGGATCAAGGATGAAAACGGCCTACCGCTGGTATTCACCCGGAAGCAGCTGGGGCGCAAGCTCTCGCTGAAGCAGACCATCGAGGCCGGGGAACTGATCTATCCGCTGGTTCGTGCAGAGATCATGAAGGAGACGGAAACTGACGAGACCGCGCCGGACGACGAGAAAACGCCGGACGACGAGAAAACGCCGGACGAAAAAAACTGACACAGCCGGGGGAACCAAAGCAGCTGGGCTTTGATTTCCCCGGCTATCTCGCAATCTGGCTCTTCCGGCTGCATCTGCCGGAGCGGGATTTCTGGAAAACCATGTCCCCGCGCCGCATAACGCTCCTGCTTGACGCGCTTGCGCCGCAAAAGCAGCCGGAGCAGCCGCAGAGCCTGTCGGCCTATCTGAACGGAGGCACCTAACATGCCGAACATCAATACAAAATTTACGCTTTCGGGCGAAAAAGAATACAAGCAGGCCATTTCCGAGATCGGCAGCGGCATGAAGGTGCTGGACTCGGAAATGCGCAAGGTATCCTCTGCCTACGCGCAGAACGCGGACAGCGTAGAGGCCCTAAACGCCAAGAATGACGTCTTAGAGCGCAAGATTTCCACGCAGGCGGAGAAGATCGAGTATCTCAAGGCTGCGCTCCAGCAGTCCGCCGAGAAATACGGCGAGGCAGACAAGCGCACCATGCAGTGGCAGACCAGCCTCAACAACGCCGAGGCTGAGCTAAACAATCTCAACAACCAGTTCGACGAGAACAAGCAGAAGATCGCCGACTCCAGCAAGGAGATGGGCAACCTCGGCGACGTGGTGAACGGCCTGACGTCCAAGCTCGGCATTCAGCTGCCAGACGGCATGAAGTCCTCCATGAACGCCATGGGCAGCCTCGATGCACAGTCACTGGCGCTGGCGGGCGGCTTCGCTGCCGTCGCGGCGGCGATCGTCAAGGCGGAAAAAGCGCTGATCTCCATGACGAAGGAAGCCGCCTCGAATGCGGACGATCTGCTGACGCTCGCCTCCGTGACCGGCACGACGACCGATTCCGTGCAGGAGCTTAACTACATGGCCGACCTCACGGACGTCTCCTTTGACCGTATCAAGGACAGCCTCAAGGAAACCACCAACAAGATGCAGGAGGCCGCGACCGGTACGGGTGACGCCTACGAGGCGTACAAGCGGCTGAAAGTTGAGATTACAAACACCGACGGCAGCCTCCGCAGCGCGCAGGATGTATTTTACGATACCATCGACGCGCTCGGCGAGATGAAAAACAAGACCGAGCGGGACGCACTGGCTATGGATCTCATGTCCGAGTCCGCGCAGGAGCTGAACCCGCTGATCGAGCTCGGAAGCGAGAAGATGCAGGAGTACGCGCAGGAAGCCCACGATATGGGCTATGTGCTGGACAACGACGCGCTCAAATCGCTTCAGGCCGTCGACGACGCATACTCACGCCTGCAGAACACGCAGGAGGGCGTGAAAAACCAGCTGTCCGCCGAATTCGCCCCGTACCTCGAAGAATTCTACGGCGACGTGACCACCATGGTAAAGGACGGCGGCAAGGCGCTCAAGGACTCCGGCATTGTCGACTCGTTTGGCATGCTGCTGGAGACCGTCGGAGATATCCTGAACCCCATGTCCGACTTATCCAATAACCGCGTCCCGGCGCTGACAAAAGCGCTGCAGCCCCTCGCAAAAGTCATGGCGCTCATGGCCGACGCGGCGGAGCTTTTAAAAGGCGTTATCAACTTCAGCACCGGCCACATCAGCGAGGGCTGGGGACAGATGACGCACGCGCTCGGTTTCGGCTACTCCAGCGGAAACGGAAACAACTACCAAAATCTGCTCGACAGCTACACAGCGCAGCAGTGGGGGCAGAGCGCGGCAGATCTCGCCAAGGCCTACGAGGACGCCATCGCCCGCGGCGATCCATCCACCATCGGCATCACAGAGGACGAATGGGTTCGCCGCTATCTGGGCGGCAACGCCGCCGGAACGGACAACTGGCGAGGCGGATGGACGCGGGTGAACGAAAACGGGCTTGAGCGGATCTTCCTGCCGTCCGGCTCCCGTATCCAGACAGCCAGCGAGACGCGCTATACCTCCGGCGATACCTACAACACAACCGTCTACGTTGATCATGTGGACGACCTCGACACCATCCTCCGCATCGCCAAAAACGCACGCATCACAGCCAGAATGGGGGCGAAGTAAATGCCGCAGGTAACAATTTACGCGAACAAGTCCGCGTATTTGCCCTATGAGTACCCGAACACAAACGATCACAGCAGCGCAACTTTCACACCGACTGACGAAAGAGACATAGTTTTAATTGGATTTGCGGCAGTCCCTGAATCAGTAAAATTTAAAATTGTAGACAAGATTGCGCTGTATCTTCATGGCGTTGGATCGTATGTAAACAAAATTTATCAATACTTCTCGTTTAGGACGCTGGGAGACACATTCGACGAAAATTCGGTAACATACAATAACAAACCGGATATCTCGGATTGGGGAGTGCTGATAGAGGCAAGTAAAAGCAACGCTGCACAGTGGTATCATGGCGAGAGAAATGCCGATACATGGGGCATCCGCGGATGCAAAAACGGAATCTGCGTGCAAGATGTTGCAAGCATAGACACATCGCGCGGCAACTACAAGCCGTACATGGTTATAACTTACCTTGACAGCAATGCAACGGCAAGCGTGGGCGGGCTGACACCAAAGAGCGGGTACATTCCCAAAACAAAGGATAACGTTTTTTCGTGGGGCATATACCAATCCGGACTTTGCATTGAGGATATCAAGGCCGCGTCCACAACCTTCCGCTGGCGCGCCGGAACCTCCGGCACGATCAAAACCATCGCCTGCGGAACAGCCCAGAAAGTGACCGTCCCCGCCGGGACTTTTACCACAAACGAAATCCAGTGGTCTGTGTCTGTCACGCTGAACACAGGCGCAACCGTCACAAGCGACTGGATCACGCTGTCTACCGCTGAAGCTGCTCCGACGGCCAAACCGATCTCTCCCGTCGGTGTCGTCATCGACGCAACAACCGTCAACCGATTCAGCTGGCAGCACATCATTTCCACAGGCACGCCGCAGCGCAAGGCGGATCTGCAATGGTCCGTCAATGGCACGACCTGGAACACGCTTGCGACCGTCACCGGCGAAAATCAGTATTACGACGTGCCCGCGAACAAATTCACAAGCGGGACAAAATACTGGCGCGTCCGCACCTACAACACCGACAACACGCCGTCAGAATGGAGCGACAAGGCAGAGTTTATCGCCATCAACGCCCCATCCGCGCCGTCCATTGTCATTCAGTCCACCGGCCCGCGCCCGCGCATCACCTGGCAGACCTCCGAGCAGGAAGCCTATCAGCTGACGCTGTCCAGCGGCTATGCCTCCGGCACGGTCTACGGCACGAAAAAGGCATGGCGCTCGCCGGTCTATCTCGCTGACGGCAGCTACACCGTCCGCGTGCGCGTGCAGAACAAGTACGGCATGTGGTCCGAGTGGTCCGCGGCCGCTCTGCCCATCTCGCACACCGAGGGCGAGGCCATCACCCTGACCGTCACCGCCGGCCATGAGGCCGCGCTCACCTGGCAGACCGCAGGCAGCTATGTTTTTTACCTGATCGAGCGGGACGGCGTCGCCATTGGCCGCACCGTCCAAAAGCAGTACGTCGACCATACCAGCATCGGCAGCGTCACCTACCGCGTCCGCGGCTGCTACGCAGACAGTGACAACTATGGCGTGTCCAATTCGGATACCGTCGAGATCCTGCCCGAGACCAACATGATCTGCGACCTCGAGACCGGCGTCTGGCTCGAGATGCGCCTGTCCGAAACGCAGCTGCGCACCAACCGCACCAGTTTCTCGGCCGGTGTCTCGACCGTCCATCTGGCGGGCCTTGCCTACCCCGTCGAGGAGCGCAGCGAGCAGCGCGACCGCGCCCTGTCCGTTGCCTGCGCCTGGCCGCACGCGCAGCGGGCCGCCGCCCTCGCGCTGGAGGCCCTTGTGGGCCGCCTCGTCTGCCTCAAGGACCATTACGGAAATATGGCCATCGGTACGCTTCCGTCGCTGGAGAGCAACATCGACGAGTTTATGCGCCGCTACGCCTTTACCGTCTCGCACACCAACCGGGAGGAGGCGATCACCCTTGACCCGTGACGTAAGCTACCGCATCGACGTGCTCCGGAACGGCGCGCCCCTCACACAGCTCCGATGGGACACCGGCAGCTCGCCGCAGATCATGTGCACCCGCGACGCGACGATCCACGGCAGCCTCAAGGGCACGTTTCTGCCAAACGACGCAGTAGATTATCTGTCCGACGAGCTGCGGCCCGTTATGACGATCAACGGCGCGGAGACGCCGCTCGGCGTCTACCAAGCTGCTACACCGAGCACCAAGGGAGCCGCCGGACAGAAGCGCGTCGAGATTGAGGCCTACGACCGTGGCTGGCGCGTATACAGCAACCGAACCGAGACCATCCTGCACCTTGCGGCAGGCTCGTCGTATATTACCGAGATCCGCAAACTGCTGACAGCCTGCGGAATTGCACTCGTAATCGCAACGCCGTCAGACGCGGCCTTGCAAACCGACCGCGAGGATTGGGACATCGGCACAAGCTACCTGACGATCATCAACGCACTGCTCGAAGAGATCAATTATAACAGCCTCTGGTTTGACGCCTCCGGCGTTGCCCGCTTGGAGCCGTATCAGGAGCCGAGCGCACAAAATATCGACTGGGCCTATGGCACGACGGAACTGTTTCTGCCGGAGCGACATCCGGGGCCGGACTGGTCGGACGAAGAAGACCTCTTTGATGCGCCCAACGTGTTTATCTGCGTCTGCTCAAACCCGGACTTGGAGCAGCCCATGGTTGCGACAGCGATCAATGACAACCCGCAGTCGCGGAAATCCACATTCCGCCGCAATATGCGCATCGCGTCGCTCATAAAGGTAGACAATATCGCATCGCAGGAGGAACTACAGGCCTACGCCGACCGCCTGCGGAACGAATCGTTGCTATCGGCCCGCGCTATCACATTTTACACACTGAATGACCCCGGCCACGGCGTCGGCGACGTGATCGCGCTTACGCATGACGAAATCGGCGGCATTTATCTCGAAACCGGCTGGCAGATGCAGCTGTCAGCCGGAAGCCTCATGACACACTCTGCAAAAAGGACGGTGATTGCATAATGGAGGGCGTGGATAGCCTGTACACCGAAACGCCGGAGGAAGAAAAAACGGCGGAAGAACCGCAGCAGCCTTTTCAGCTTGCTACCGTTGCGACGGTAGAGGAAGACGGACTGACCCTGACGCTGGACGGCGCGGAAGAGCCGACCGAGAAGCACTATAAATGCAACACGGCGGTAAAATTCGCGGCAGGCCAGCGTGTGGCCGTGCTGGAGCTGTCCGGAAGCAAGGTTGTCATGTTCGCCGTCGGCACTCCGGGCGCGGATGCAGCCGGTGGTATCCCGGCGGGCGGCAGCACCGGGCAGGTGCTGCAGAAATCGTCCGGCGAGGACTACGCACTGGAATGGGGCACCATTGCAGGCATCCCGACCGGCGGGACAGACGGGCAGGCACTCCTCAAGGATGGTACGAAGGAATACGCCGTCAAGTGGGGCAGCCTGCCGGGGGCACTCCCGACCGGCGGAACGACCGGCCAAGTTCTGAGAAAAACATCCGCAGTAAATTACGCCTGCACATGGGGCAGTCCGGACGGCATCCTCCCGACCGGCGGAACAGCCGGGCAGGTGCTGAAAAAATCGTCCGCGTCAAACTACGCCTGCACATGGGGCGACGTCAGCGGGACACTCCCGTCCGGCGGCAGTACCGGGCAAGTACTCAAAAAGTCCAGAGGAACCGACTATGCAGTCGAGTGGGGCAGCCCTGACGGGATGCTCCCGACAGGAGGCACAGACGGCCAAGTCCTGCTGAAAAGCGGATCCAGCAACTACTCTGCAAAATGGGGCACGGTATCGCCGACCGTCTCCGCGCTGACAAGCGGCTCGTACAAGCTTACACTGTCGAGCAGGACGCTCATCCCGTCCGCGACAGGGTTTGAAATCGGGACATCAAACTATCCTGTGATAGTCAGAGGGGATGAGATCGTGCTGTATTACAGTTCATACCGATCCTGCACACTCGCATGCAATTCGTCGGGGAAATTAACGGTAAACGGCACAGCAATCAATTAGGAGGACGCCATGAAATTATATGATATTGCACTTGCATCCAAGCCGCTGCAAAAACTCATCGGGCAGGATCTCCCGCTTCGGCAGGCCTACGCGCTCGCCATTCTGGCGACCAAGCTAAATCCGACGCTTGAATTTTACGGAAACCAGCTCATGAACGGGCGGCCGCAGGCGGAGCTAAACGAGCTGGAGGCGGAGCTGCCGGAATTCTCTCGGATCAAGCTGCCGCTCGATCTTGACATCCGGCTTTCCGCCGGAGATATCAAGTGTTTGGAGCCGTTTGTGGAATTTGAAGGAGTTGACGAAGCATGATCCAGATCCACATCACCAAAGCCTGCGCGCATCTGTGCTCGCCGCCGGAGCTTCTGACGGCGGGCATGGCGAAGGCCGTCAGCGTCCGGTTCGCGTTCTCCGAGGAATGGGACGGCCTGACGAAGACGGCAGTATTTACAAACAGGAAGAAAACTGTAGACGTGCTGGAATCCGAGTGGGACGGAAACCGTCTGATCGTACCGTATGAGATCCTTGCCGACGCCGGGCTGATCGCCCGCGTCGGTGTGTACGGGTCCAACGCCTCCGGCGTCGTCCTCCCGACGGTATGGGTGACGCTCGGCAAAGTCATGCCCGCGGCAGAGCCGTCCGGCGATCCTTCGGCGGATCCCACGCTCCCCGTCTGGGCGCAGCTGCAAGAGCAGATCGGCGACCTGGACGACCTCAAGACCTACAGCAAGGACAACCTCGTTGCCGCCATCAACGAAGCCCGCCAGTCGGGCGGCGGAGGCGGCGGAGGCTATCAGATCGGCTCCGGCCTGAAACTGGACGCGGAAACGAATACGATCTCCGTCGATACGGCGGAGATCGTGGAGAAGGACAACACCAAGCCCGTAACGTCCGCCGCTGTGTTTGCGGAGGTAGGCAACATCAACGCGCTGCTCGCGACGATTTAAGGAGAGGATTTTATGAGCACACAGACTGAAATTACAAGATTACAGACCGCGCGGAACAAGCTGCGCACCTGGCTCGTCGGCCTCGGACTCGCCGCGAGCACGGACAAGCTCCCCACGCTGGCCGACAAGGCTGCCGCCATCAAGAATAACGGCGCGGTCGACGCGCAGGTAAAGGAGGGCGAGAGCTACACCGTCCCGAAGGGCTATCACGACGGAACCGGCACCGTAAAGGGCGTCGGAGGCGGCGGCAACTACCAGCTGCAAGCCAAGTCGGTAACGCCGACGAAGGAGCAGCAGGCCGTCACGCCCGATCAGGGCTATTACGGCCTGTCCGGTGTGACCGTCGGCGCGATCCCGGAAAACTATCAGGACGTCTCCGCCACGACCGCCGCGCCCGCTGACGTGCTGGCGAATAAAGTCTTTATCGATGCAGACGGCGTAACGCAGGCTGGCACCATGCCGGACAACGGCGCGGTCGAAAAGGTCCTGGACGCCACGACCGGGAACCAGGAATACACCGTACCGGCGGGCAAGCACTCCGGAACGGGCAAGGTAGCCATCGCGCTGGAAACCAAGTCCGCCACGCCTGCCGAGGCCGCGCAGGACATCACGCCCACGAAGGGCAAGGTTCTCGGCAAGGTAACCGTCGGCGCGATCCCGGCCAAATACAAGGACGTTTCCGGCGTCACGGCCGCAGCCGCTGACGTGCTGGACGGAAAGTTCATCGTGCTGGCCAATGGCAGCAAGGTAGAGGGCACCATGGCCAACAACGGCGCGATTGCAAAGACCATCGACGGCCTCACGCAGACCAGCGTAGCCATTCCCGCAGGCTATACCTCCGGCGGCACAGTCGGCCTGACAGACGACATCGAAAACGCCCTCGCCGCGATTTAAAGGAGGAACAGGCATGAGCGTACAGACAGAAATCGACCGCATTATAACGGCAGTCGGCGCGGCGTATGACGCAGTGGAGGCCAAAGGAGGCACAGCCCCTGCGGCACAGACCATCGAAGGGCTTGCCGCAGCAGTCGGTACGATTTCCACCGGAGGATCCTCCGCCCTCGGCGCACCCGGAGACATTACATTCTACGACTACGACGGCACGATCGTCACGTCTTGGACACTGGAAGAACTGGCAACCAAGACAGCGCTACCTGATTATCCATCGCATAACGGACTTACCTGTCAGGGCTGGAACTGGTCGCTGGCTGGCCTCAAGACCACAAACCGCAAAATGAACGTCGGCGCGATGTACATCACGGATGACGGCAAGACCCGTATCTATATCCGTCTGGAAGAGGGCCGCACATCTCCAATGCTTGGCGTTTGCCCGAATGGCACTGTCACCGTGGACTGGGGCGATGGAACCACACCGGATACGCTAACAGGAACAGACGTAACGACTGTAAAATGGACACCGAATCATGCTTATGCCGTACCGGGCGAGTATGTGATTAAACTGACAGTTGATGGGACGATGGGCTTTTATGGCGAATTTTCATTGACTAGTGCTAGCGCAATCCTTCGGTATTCGTCTAGCGATGACAATCGAAATTATGTTTATCGAAGCAGTGTTCAGAAAATTGAGATTGGAAATGGTATAACAAGTATTGATGGGTCATCATTCTATAGTTGTTATTCTCTGGCATCAATTACAATGCCTAATAGTATAACAAGTATTAAAGAGTCAACATTCTATAGTTGTTATTCTCTAACGTCAATTACAATACCTGACAGTGTAACAAATATTGGAAATTCTATATTCAATAGTTGTTATTCTCTAGCATCAATTACAATACCTAATGGTATAACAAGTGTTGGAGATTCTGCATTTCATAATTGTCGTTCTCTAGCATCAATTACAATACCTAATGGTATAACAAGTGTTGGATATTCTATATTCAATAATTGTTATTCTCTAGCATCAATTACAATACCTAATGGTATAACAAGTGTTGGAGATTCTGCATTTAAGAATTGCCGAGGTGTAGTTTTTTATGATTTCACAGCTTGTACAACGGTTCCGACACTAGCATCCACCACCGCTTTTACCGGCATTCCCGCTGACTGCAAAATCCGCATTCCGGCAGCACTTGTGAATGCGTGGAAGGCGGCTACAAACTGGGCAACCTATGCAGATCATATCGTGGGGGTGTAAAGATGATTCAAAGAGAATTTTATACACAGCGTAAGGATGGTGTAAAGCTATACCGTACCTATTCTGATGCAGGAATGATGATTCGGCAGAATGAGACTGGCGCGGAATACGCCGAGGCTATCGATGTTGAGGGCGCGTCATATACCTACACGGAGACGGAGACCAGGATCCCGGCGGAAGAAGCTGCGGAGGACACCGACGCCCTGCGCGCCCGGCTGGACGACGCCGAGACCGCCGCAAAAATTCTGCTCGGGGAGGCGGACTGACATGAGCACGTATACCGAGCGGGCGCGGGCGCTGCGCCCCTATATCGTCAAAAGCGCCGCCAGTCTCACTGACGCCGACGCGAGTCTCGCGCCGGAGCTTTTCACCCGCCTGACCGGCTCCGGCAGCCTCGTCAAAGCCGGCACGCGCATCAACTGGGGCGGCACCATCAAGCGCGCCGCCTCCGACCTCTGGGACACGGCCCAGAACACCCCGGACGCCGCCCCGGCCCTCTGGGAAGACATCGCCTACAAGCAGGGCTTCCGCATCATCCCCGAGACCATCACTGCCGGCCTTGCATTCTCCAAAGGCGAAAAAGGCTGGTGGCAGGACGAGCTCTACGAATCCCTGCTCGCCGCCAACGTCTGGAACCCATCCGTTAACCCGGACGGGTGGAAGAAGATCACGGAAGAAGGTACATAGCCATGGATACCAAAACCATCATCGTCACACTCGTCTGCGCCGTGCTCGGCTCGTCCGCGCTGACGGCGGTAGTAAACGCCGTCGTCGGCGCGATACAGAAAAAGCGCGGCAAGGCGACAACGCAGGAGGCACATCTAGCCGAGATCGATAAAAAGCTCGGGAAAATGCAGGAGCATCAGGACGAGCAGTATTTGGCTATCCTCCGCCTCACGATCATGAGCGAGGAAATGCCAATGGCCGAGCGGCTGATTGCCGGGCAGAAATACGTCAAGCTGGGCGGGAACGGCGACGTGAAAAAATTCCTGCACCAGCTGGAGGCGCAGTGCGGACATAGCAGTGCGCAATAAATTGGGAGGCAGATATGCGGGTAAAAGGCAAGTGGAGCAAGGGCGAAATGGCGCGAACCATTGTTTTGTATCTGCTCCAGCTCATCACGACGGTAATTGTCTGGGCCTGCGCTCTGAAAACCGTCGCCGTCCTAATTGCAGTCATCCGCAGCCCGGAGCTCGGCGCGTCGGTCGACCTGTCCGACGTGCTCGGCTTTACCGGCTGGGCAACCATCACAGAGCTTGGCCTGCTTGCCTTCAAGCGGGTTTTTGCGAAGAAAAATGAAACAGTCGAATAGCGAAAGGAGCAATTACTTATGGACTACACACAAATTATCTCGGCAGTGATCGCGCTCATCAGCGCGCTCGTCTCGGCGTTTCTGATCCCGTGGCTCAAAACCAAGATCGACGCGGATAAGCTGCAAACGCTCCGCACTTACGTTGAGATCGGCGTAAAGGCGGCGGAGCAGCTGTACACCGCGACGGACGGCGCGGCGAAAAAGGCGTATGTCGTGAACTTCCTCGCCGAGAAGGGCATTCAATTTGATGTAGAAACGATCGACAAGCTGATCGAGGCCGCCGTGCTGCAGCTGCACCACGAGTTGTACGGGAGTGAGCGGGCATGAGTATCAAGATCGGACAGGCCAGTCTCGGCGAGACGGGCGGCCGCAACCAGCAGCCCGGCAACCAGACCGGACGGGAGCTAAATATCTCCAACTGGTACAATGGCCGCTGGCTCGGCGTCCTGCGCTACAAGAGCCGAAAAAAGGCCGAGCGGGCCGCGCAGACGTGCGAGGCGACCATTAAGAACCGGAACATCGGCTACGACATGGACAACAGGAACACGGCGTATGAGGCAGCCAGAACCGTCGGGTGGGACGTGAGCAAGATCACAAAGCCCGTGGAGACGGATTGCTCCGGCCTCATGACGCTCAGCGCCGTGGCTGCAGGCTGCGAGGCCGTCGCCGCGCTCTACAAAAAGCAGGGGAATTCCTGCACCACCTACTGTATGCTGCACGATTGGCCTGCGACGGGAGACTTCGAGCTGCTGACCGGCAGCAAATATCTGACGACGGACGCCAATCTCCTGCGCGGGGACGTACTGGTAAGCGAGGGCCATACCGTGATGGCCCTCGAAGATGGAAAAAATGCAGAGGAGGAAACCGAAATGGTAGAAAAGAGCAAGATCATCGTCGACGGAAAGGAAATCACCGTCGAACGCATCCTGAAAGACGGCACGAACTACGTCAAGGTGCGCGATCTGGCCGCTGCGCTGGATCTCGAAGTGAGCAACAAGGGCAATATCGCTGTGCTGAATCACAAGGAAAAGTAAGCCCCGCCCGTCGGCGGGCCGAAGGGAGTGACGAAAGCATAACTGCGCGGCTGGCTCTGCCGAAGGAGCTGGAATACCTCACGCGCAGCGACTGGGAGCGCGTCGCTGACGAGGGCTTATTGGATGAGATCGATCAGCAGATCGTGAATCTTTATATCGTGCGCAGGCTCCCGCAGCTGGACGCGGCCGGTGAAATCGGTATCGACCGCAAAACCATCTCCCGCCGCCTGCCGCACATCTACAACACCGCCCGCCGTCTGACAGGAGCATAACGCAAAAGCACCCGTGGGATTCGTCCCACGGGTGCTTTTGCATCAGGACCGCAGTTATCCTACGGGCTTATTTTGTTGCATGAGCGCGTCCCAGCGGGCCCAGAGTTCGCGGTTGCAAGGTTCGCCGTGCAGCGAATCGAGAATATCAGCGACTTCTGCCGGACTTTGATAGTACAAAACGCACGTTTCGCCGGTCTGCGTGCGCCGAAATTGCAGCTTTTTCGGCCCTGCCGGAAAATGCGAGGATACTTGCGTTAAAAGCTCAGGCTGCCCGTAAACCCGCAGCCGTGGTGTCCTGGTGGGCTTGCCACGTACCTTGTGCGGCCAGAGATCAAGGCAAGCTTGCAGCTCCACCACACCGCGGCAAAATCCCTGCCAATCCGTCACGTCGGCGAGGGACGGGAGAAGATGCACCTTCGCGGATTTCACAGTCCAAAAGTCTTTCTTTCCATCTGCGCGGTGCTGAAGGTATGGCGCGGTTGGGAAAAGATCGGCAACCGCGTCGATGTACCACCGATCAACACAGCGCACAAGGAACTTGCCGCAGGTATCAACGCCGAGCAGCATGAGGATCGCTTGCTGATAGTCAGTCATCTTCGATACCTCAAATTCTATCGCCGTAAACCTGCACACGCTCCCACACGTCTTCGGGGATGTTGTGCTCAACCTTGCCGAAGTACCATGCGGCAAGCATATTGCCGTCGCTGTCGCGGCTTTCCTTGTTCGCAAGCGCCAGAAGACGGTATGCATAATCGGAACGATGGTTGAAAATGATCTGGCCGTTCTCATCGGTGACTTTGTAGAAGTATTTGTACTGTTTCATTTTTTGTTCCCTCCCGGCTTATCGCCTCGCTTTATCTTATGGTCTTATTATACGCCCAATGGGCGCAAAAGTCAAGAGGAAAATGAAAAAAAGTTATAAAAAAATAAGCGCCGGAAGCCCATCCGGCGCTTGCTTTTTTATCGATTGTTCAAGGCTAAAATCTCGGCTGCCATTGTGGCCACATACGGCGGGCAGGCGCGGTCGCCGAGGCACCAGTGCTGCACGGTGCGCAGAGGAACGTTGAAATACTGCGCAAAGCCGGTCTGCGTCAGTCCGTATTTCTCGATTAGCTCCGGGATCGTGCAGTGCGTGCCGTCCCAGATCCCGCCGAGCAGCGCCAGCCGCTCGGCCGGAATCTCTTCATCTTCGGCGTCGCCCCAGACGCTGGATAGCGCCATATCGGATACATAGGCGTCGCGGTCAGCGTATGCGCCGGTTTCGGCGTAGAGGGCGGAGAGGATAAAGGGCGTAAGTTTCATGTGGATTCCTCCTTTTGATTCTTTCTTTTTTCGGCGTCAATGGAGAGAAGTTCATCTGCCATAGAAAGCACGTACGTCGGGCATCTGCGCTCCCCTGAGCACCATCTGCTAATGAGAGCTGAGCTGATACAAAAACGGCGCGCGAAATCAGCTTGTGTGATGCTGTGCTTTTTCAGCAATGTGCAAAATGCATCTAAATCGAGCAAAGAATCATCAACACGCGGCAATCTCTTTAGAGCGGCGCAAGCAGGGCAGTATCTCTGCCCCGTAGCAGTCAGAATGAACGATTCACCGCAGCGCTTACAGGTTGCGGCGCTTCCAATGTGGCGACGCTCGCAACGGCCCCAATGGCTGTGTGCGCAGGATGGGCAAAATTTCTGATTTCCTCCGGTTGTTGTGTATTCAGATCCGCAGCGCTCACAAATAGCCGCAGATCCAATTTTCCTAGAAGTTCCAGCGACCTTTCGATGAAAACTGGCGGCGACGGCCTCGCGTCTGCGAATTGACGAACAGGCCAAACAATATTTCTGGCGTGTGCCTGTCACGGTGTACTCATTGCCGCACATTTCGCAAATGGCGGTGGTTCCGATTTCTCCCTTCATATCAGAAGCAGTACGCGCTGATGGGCTGGCCGTCGATGCGGACGGTGGCGAGCGTATCGTCGCTGAAATCGGGATAGTCAGCGTCTTCGACGCTGTCCGCCAGCTCGTCCAGCGTGTAGCCAAAGTACACGCAAAATGCGTCGCCCAGGCAGGCGTCCATATCGCGGCAGAGGATCGCGTCCTGTACTTCCGTGTCGCCAGCCTCGGTGGCAGCGGCAGTGCAAGCAATGAGTTCGTAACGGTTGTTGATGATCTTGGTTTCCATGTTTATGTACCTCCCGGCTTTCGCCTTGCTTTATCTTATGGCCTTATTATACGCCCATTGGGCGCAAAAGTCAAGAGGGAAATGCAAAAAAATATAAAAAAATTGGTACACAAATGCCCCATAAATGTCCCCCAGAAAAAGCGCGGATCCGGTAGACTGAGAATAGAAACCGGCCGGTTTACTACTTTTCGGAGGTATTTTTTATGGAATACGCAAGCAAGGGACTCGCGGGGACTGCACTGGGCTTTGGCATCGGCGGCGCCGCGCTGGGTCTGGCAAACGGCGGGCTCGGCAATCTGCTGGGCGGCCTCGGCCAGAACAACCGGGCGGCTGCCGCAGAAGTGACGGCGGCTGCGGCGACGCCCGCCATGGCAGCGCTGGCCGCTGCGCTGGCTTCGCGGCAGCAGGAGCCGACGTGCAGCGAGAATATGCCGGTCACGCGCTATGATCTCGAACGGGAGCAGCAGCTGGCCGCGAAGGACAGCGAGATCGCGCTCCTGAAGGCCAACACCTACAACGATCAGAAAATGCTGGAGATGTACGGTTATATCGACGGGCAGCTCAAGGACGTCCGTGAGGCGCTGTGCAAGCAGGCCGTCCACAACCAGCGCACCGAGGACAGCTTTACGCTCGTCAAGCAGGACGTTGATTGCGTCCGCAAGGAGGCGCTGGACGCCGTGAAGATGGAGGCCGAGCGGCGCTGCTGCGGCGATAACTCCATCATCACCTACGTCAACGCGACGTTTTACCCCAAGCAGGTCGCCGACGTCACCACCGGAACCGCAACGTCACCCCAGACGCTCTACGATCCGCTCCCAAAGTGCGGCGGGTGCTGCAACAACTAAGTCAAAGGGGCGGCAATAGCCGCCCCATCCTTAAAGGAGGGAATCTGCGATGACAGTGACGATAGATCAGGCCATGCGCGGCGCGATGCGCTACGCAGACAATGAGGTCATTCCGCACCTGCCGGGCGGCAAGGGCATCGGGGCCGGGATCATGCTTGCACTCATCATGGAGGGCAGCCGCGAGAAGATCCTCGCGCTGCACGAAAATCCGGCGGTAAAGATGATGCAGATATTCGACGACGCCGGAAACATCGACCTCGACAAGCTCTATAACGCGGCGCGTCCGCGATTTGAGAACAAGCTGACCGTATCCGTCCCGCTGCTGGGCGATATGCGCTTTGATCAGAACGACGTGGACAAACTATACCGGTATATCCAGGAGGCATGACAGGATGAAAGAATATATCGAAAAGCTTTACACAAAGCTGCACGAGGCGATGGAAAAGCCGGTGACGCTCGGCAGCGCGGAGGAAGTCGGTATGTACGCGAAGACGATCCTCAGGCTGGAAAAGCTGGACTGCCGCGCAGACGAACCGGATGCGGCAGCGTTCGACCGAGAAACGGCCATACACTGGGCCGAGCATATGCAGAATGCCGACGGCTCGACCGGCCCGCACTGGACGATGGAGCAGACAACGGCGGTGGCCGAGAGCATGGGTATTCAGGAACACGAGATCCCGCGCTGGGCGTGGGGCGTGACCATGAACATGATGTACTCGGACTACTACCCCGTCGCCGTAGAATTCGGCCTCAACCGCCCGGAATTCTACGCCGCCCTGGCAAAGGCGTTTTTGATCGATAAAGACGGCCCCGGCCCGGAGCGCAAGCTCATGAAATACTATGAGCATGTAGTAAAATAAAAAATTCCCTCTCCAGATTGGAGAGGGAATTTTCATCTTTGCACGATCATCCCAATAACACCATTTACAAATATGATGTGTTCGGATAAGTGCATATCTGGTACGCCGGAAGGGACTCGAACCCCCGACCTACTGGTTCGTAGCCAGTCACTCTATCCAACTGAGCTACCGGCGCGTACCGCGCTCCCTCAGCGCCACATTATAGTAGCACAGTCGGGGACAAAATGCAAGTCCTTTTTTATTTTTTTC